ACTCCATAAAAGTTTATAATTACGGGAAAAAATACAGAGGTCAGAATATTGACCGAATGAAATTTTGGTAAGAGGTTTTTATGTGGAATTTTATAGTAAAGTTCAAAACGGTATTGATAATCTTTGTAGCTGTGATTGGATTGATTACTGGTGGGGCCTATGCTTATAAACATTGGGGAGCGGTTCCCGGCCTTCTTCAGGGAATCTTTACTGATAGGTCACAGGAAATAAAAGATCAATACGATGAGGAATTGAAGAATAAGGAAGCTCAGATTGAGAGCTACAGGATTCAATTGAACAAATCACAAGCAGAGGCGAAGAAGCTTCGTACTAAAGTAAAAGAATTGGAGGCAAAGTATCAAAATGTTCAGACACCCACAAGTGTTGCGGAAACTAAGCGCAGGCTTACTGATCTTGGGTATCCTCCTGTTCGCTAATGTTTCTTTTGCAGAAGAAGTCTGTTTATCAGAGGAAAATGCAGCAAAGATAGTTGTCGAACTTGAGAGAGCCAATATTATGAAGGAAGAGCTTCAGGTACTCAAGGATCAGAACGCTGAACTGTATAAACAAGTAAAACTGATGAGGGAGATCGTTGATCTTCAACAACAACAATTGGAAGCATCAAAGAAAACAGTTGAAGTTTTACAGGACACCATCAAATCACAGGGAGAAGCCTACGAGAAACAATTGAAACAATCCAAACCCAATATGATGTATCAGATAATGGAATATGCTGGATTGATTGGGGTAGGAATACTTATCGGACTATTATTATAAATGTGCAATTCAGCCTGCCTGTTTTTTGTAGAAAAATGTTTGAGGCCAGAAGATATATCCGGTAAATCCATTCTTGAAGTTGGTTCTCTCGATTTCAATGGTTCTGCAAGGTATTATGTAGAGAGATATAAACCAAAGAGATATATTGGAACGGATATAGTCGAGGGTAAAGGTGTTGATGAAATATGTGATGTTCAACATCTTGTAAAAAAGTATGGCAAGAACAGATTTGATATCGTAATTTGCACAGAGGTTCTTGAACATATTCAAAATTGGAAGGCCGCCATAGAGAATATGAAGTCTGTTCTCCGTATAGGCGGCAAACTTATTATTACTACAAGAGCGCCCGGTTTCCCCATTCACGATTGGCCTGATGATTATTGGAGATTTACCGGAGATAATTTCAAAGAGATTTTTTCCGATATGGAAAATATTATTGTAGAAGATGACCCCGAAAAGGGGATATTATTTTATGGTGTAAAAGGTGAAAAGATGAAAGATATACCATTAGTAAAACTTGATAAACCCTTTCCATTTGACCTTGTTCTTGGTCATTGTAGTTTTGTTCCACATACAGGATATGCATCCCATGCAAGAGAATTTTTTACAAGATTAGCAGATCATCTTACGGTGAGAATAAGGAATTTTGCCTATACTCCCGACTTGTCACATCTCTCTGATAAACAGAAGAATATGATTATTGAGCAGACTTGGAACCAACCACCATATAAAGTAGGGTTGCCTCTCAATAGAGCGTATTATCACAGGCCCATAAACATCATCTTGATGGAAACAAATCATTATTACTTCTACGAGAACTATGATGGGCCAAAAGTTGCGTATAATGTATGGGAGAGTACGAGACAACCGGAACAGTTTTTTCACAAGTTACTTGAATATGATATGTTGTGGGTTCCGACACATTGGCAGAGATGGTGTACGATAGAACAGGGATATCCAGCAGACAAGATATTTGTGGTTCCAGAGGGAGTGAATGGAAATCTTTTCTGCCCCGGCGATCCACCAATAAAAGTATTGAAGGATGATAGGTTCAAATTTCTTCTTTGCGGCCGATGGGATTACAGGAAAGCAACCACAGAAATTTTGAGGGCCTTCATTGAAGAGTTCAAGAATGATGAGCCGGTGGATATTATATGTCAAGTTGAAAATCCTTTCAAACAGGACGAATACGGCTCGACGCAAGAAAGATTGAAAGGACATAAACTTATTGATCCACGAATAAAAATCGTGACAGGGCTTCCAGAAAGTGATGATCTTTATCTTTCTTATCTTCGTTCCTGTCATTGTCTTGTGACTTGTGCAAGGTCTGAGGGATGGAATCTCCCTCTCATTCAGGGTATCGCTACAGGCATTCCTACAATTGCTTCAAATTGGGGCGCACAACTTGAGTTCTGTAAAGATGCTTCCAATCTGGTAAACATAAAAGAATTGAGAGCCCCCGAAAATGTTTTTATGCAGAAGGACACACCGGGCGAATGGGCAGAACCAGATTTTGATCATCTGAAGCGGGTGATGAGAGAGGTATACGAAAATTACACAATCTGTAAAGAAAAAGCACTCAAACAATCTGAAATAATACGAAGAGATTTTACTTGGGAAAAGGCAGTTGATAAGGCACTTGTTATATTAGAAGAGTTTGGTTCCGGTAAAACAAAAGGCAGAAAAGTTGAAACAAAAAAATTAAATTTAGGTTGTGGCGATAGAATTAGAATAGGTTATATCAATGCAGATAAATTTGATAAAAAAGCTGATATAAATTTTGACGCTCAGGATATCCCCTATAACGATAATACATTTGAGGAAGTTTATTCGTCACATTTATTGGAGCATTTCAATAGATATGAAGTGCCTGCTGTTCTCAAAGAATGTTATCGTGTATTGGATATGAATGGCAAACTCGTATTTGAAGTTCCTGATTTTGAATGGGTCGTGAAAACTTGGCTTGATAAACCAGAAGATGAAAAATGGGATTTTCATCTTGATACAATTTTTGGGTTACAGACAAACGAGGGTGAACAACATAAAATCGGCTTTACGAAACATAGGTTGGAAACTTTATTGAGAGAAGCCGGCTTTAGAGATATAAAAATGAGAAATGTCTGGTCGCATGACCAGCAATGCATCCTTATGGAGGCAACAAAAAAAGAACCAAAAGAAATTTTCATCATTGACACTTACCCCGACTTGCCCGAGAAAGAGGAACTCACAAAAGGAATGATAGAGGAAATACAGGAAAGGGGATTTCCCGTTCTTCTTGTATCTCATTATCCAATTTCTGTAGAAATACAGAAGATGGTAAACTATTACATTTATGATGCTAACAATATTATGAGTGATGGGTGGAACCTGAATTATTGGTTTCAGAACGAGGAAGTGAAAATTGTTTCACAGTACGAAACAAAATATCATGGAGCTGCTTGTTATTCCTCTATGGTAAATGCTGTCAGGCTTCTCTCTCAATATGATATAGCGCATTTTATTGAGTTTGATATTGATATAGACCTCGATCTTTATCTTGTAGAAGCCAGAAAAAAATTAGAAAAATATAAAATGGTTGGTTTTATATATGATGAAGAACAAAATCCACGGAAGGTTCCGGGCATTGATCCTACATATGGAATAATCGCTAATCTTTTTTCATTTGACATTAAGTGGATGAATGAGAGATTGATGGATATTTCATCGTGGTCTGACTATAATAAATTGATTGCAGAAGCGTCAGAAAAAACGAAAATCAGAATTGATCTCATTTTCGAAAATTGGTTATATAATTATTTTGAGGCACATTCGAAGCCAGATGATATTTTTCTATTCACCAAAGATGACATGAAATATAAAATCATCAAGAATAGAAATCTGGTCGATCAGGGAGATAAAGAACCGGATGAGAGAACATTTTTATCTGAAACTATAGACGGCCGAGTTGTTGAATTTTTAGTGAACACCAAAACAAGAAAATGGTCACATAAAATAGTGGATAGAGAAGCAGGTAAGGATTATACAAAGACTAATTTCAAGTTCAAAGACGGAAGATTAGTATGTAGGAAATGGAACTCGTTTGATGATAAGGGATGGATAGAGCAGGAAGATTTGATAAAGGTAACATATATTGATGGGGTAAAAGTTGAAATTATCGGCAAAAGTGATGCTGAATATAGAGTAACATTTACTGATAAAGATGTCGATCTGATTATACATAGAGGCACAATAAGGCCAAATCATTGGGTCGCTCCAAATGCAAGATATTATGTAAATTGGAACATTTTAATTGATAAGAATGAAGCTCCTTATAAAATATTTGAGCCGGATTTTGTAAATGATAAAGTTCTTGTATATTTTGACAGTAAAGCACTGGGCGATACATTAGCTTGGTTTCCATATGCTAAAGTTTTCAAAGAAAAACATGGGTGTAAGGACTTTTATGTGTCAACATTCTGGAATAAAATATTTGAGAAGGAATATCCCGATTTGAGATTTGTGGAGCCGGGCGCATTGAAACCCAATATTTTCTATACCGTGGGATGTAGGGATAATGACTATCATTCAAACAAAAACAATTGGAGATTGGTTCCATTACAGAAAGTTGCTACGGACTATCTTGGTCTTGATTATGAAGAGATAAAACCGAAGATAACAGCAGAGAAGAAAAATGTGAAAAAGCCATATGTTACAATTTCTGAGCACTCAACCCTACTCTGTAAAAGATGGCATTATCCTCTGGGCTGGCAAATAATCATCAATTATATAAAAGAAAAGGGATATGATGTAATGGTTGTGAGCAAGGAGACAACTCAATTATCCGGTATTGTTGACAGGACAAATTCAACAATTCAACAAACAATCAATAATATCTACAATTCGAAACTTTTCATTGGTGTGGGGTCAGGTCTATCTTGGCTTTCATGGGCATTGAATATTCCAACTATACTTATTTCTGGTTTCTCAGAGCCATGGTCTGAAATGAAGGATTGCATAAGAATTGTTCCGCCTGAAGGTGTTTGCAGAGGTTGTTATAATGATATAAAGCATCCATATGACAGGGGAAATTGGTTGTGGTGCCCAAGAAATAAAAAATATGAATGTTCGAGAACCATTGCTCCCGATGTTATTATAGAAAGTATTGATAAAATACTATGATTTTTATAAATATAAGAGAAATATACTATATTATCGGGGGATAAGAAATGAAATTTCACGAAATAGACACTCAGGGAAAAGTCTGGTGTGAAAGACTTTCCACGCTTCCTACTTGGGAAGCCTCTTTTATCGGTAGATTGGTCTATAATACGACAAGCGGTATCCTCTATTATGCAGATAATTCTCAATGGATGCCGATCTACATATTTCAGAAAATTGCTGTTGCTGGACAGACTACCGTTGAAGCTGATGATGTCGATGATACTCTTACATTGGTTGAAGGTAACAATACGACCATAACTACGAGTGGCGATAATATCACTATAGGATTAAATACGGCAACCAATGTTCTTATCTCCAATTTGAATAATTTCTTGACTTCCGGTAGAAAATTATGGATTTATGAGGACACAGCCCCCACAGGATGGACAATTGTGGCGGGTACATCCGATGCTCTTCTTGCTGTAAAGGGAGGAACGGAAGCATATAATGTTTCCGGTGGTGTCCAGAGAGGAACATGGACACTTGCTGGTCATAACCACACAATATCTACACAATCAGATCATCAACATACGACACCATCTCACACATTGACGGTTGATGAAATGCCAAGTCACACTCACTATATGGGCAGAGTTTGTGGTGGATATGGTGTTCTCAATTTTAGTGCAAGTGTAGGTATGCAGGACTATTCCCCATATACAAATGCAACCGGAGGTAGTCAACCACACTCTCACGGTGATACCGGATTAGCTGGATCACATACACATACACTCGGTGCTAAATCGGATGTATCAAGCTGGAGAATGTTAGCAAATGTAGGAATAATTGTTGAAAAGGATTAATTTATGAAAGGAACTTGTAACCCAATAGATGAGAAAACAGGAAAGGCTGTTTGTGGGATGTATGAATTATTCGGGGAAGTGAGAAAATGTCCAAATTTCATTGAAAGTTGGTGGAAACCCAACCCACTCGATGGAGATCAGACACCAATACTTGTAGCAGATTGTGCACCGATACGGACAATGATATTGATACAGGAGTTGAGTAATCGTCTTGTCGGAGTGGAAAAAGCGCAGGAACATTTGAGAAACGAAACAGTTTGGACTGAGGTTGTCGCTCACGTTATAGGAAGAAATATCGGGGTTGATCTGACAAAATTTGTTGAAGAAAGACAAAGACAGATAAGAGTTATGGAATTGAAGAAGCAGGAAGAACAGGATAAGGCTTTGATAGAGGAGAAATCTGATGGCGTGGTATGACCGTTTATTTGGTAAAAAAGATGAAGATGTAAGGTTGGATGAATCCATGAAAGTGTTTGTGGGAAAAGGTGATCTTCCCACACACGCAGAAGCGGATGCTGTAAGAGGAGAGGGTGTTGAGGACTATCTTCTCATATCCGGTTATGGTTCCCTTGGTTATGGTAACCTGAATACCTTTTATAACCGATACATAAACAAGGTTTTTGAGTCCGAGGTCGCAAAAATACTTGAATACAGAAGAATGGCAGAATATCCCGAAATCGGGGATGTCATCGAGGACGCTGTAAATGAATCCACTTTGACAGATAATGAGAATAAGATTTTTAGTTTAGCTATACTTGATGAAAAACTGGCAGGAAATAAAAATGTCATAAAAAATATCTATAAAGAATTTGACGAACTTTTTTATAGAAGAATAGATATAGATAAAGTTATTGATGATCTTATGAGAACATATTATATTGATGGCAGAGTATATTATGAAAGGGTTATCAATAAAAATAAGCCAAGTCAGGGCATCCAGACAATCAAAAAACTTCCGTCCGAAACAATGGATTATGTTTATGATCCAAGAGACGGCAATATTCTTTATTACTATCAGTATCTCGCACCAAATGTAAAAAGACCATCAACGAGGGATGAAGCAGAAAAAGACCCCAAGGTTATAGTGTTCAATCCCGAGCAGATCGGATACGTCAACTATGGAATTTATGGTAGGACAAAGGGCGAAGTTTTTGGTTACCTTGAAAAGGCCCGTGTTCCATATAACCAGCTGAAACTTCTGGAAACATCGGTAATCATTTACCGTATTATCAGGGCGCCGGAGAGATTTGTTTTCAAGATTGATACTGGTAATATGCCTAAAGACAAGGCGATGAAATTTGTCGAGAAGATAAAGACGAAATTCATCAAGAGACAGACCTATGATCCACAGACAGGGCAACTCTCACAGGAGCCAGAAGTTCTTTCCATTCTGGAAAATTTCTTTCTCCCACAGTCCGCGGATGGAAGAGGATCGTCCATTGAAACTGTAGGTGGTAATCCAGCTGGTTTCTCCGAACTGGATGACATTTATTATTTCGCTCGAAAGTTATATCGAGCATTGAAATACCCAGCTTCCCGTGTTACAGCGGGTCAGGAAAAGAGAGAGGCAGAAATTGTTGTTGGTGGTTCCCATACTGGTGAAATTTCCCGTGACGAAGTAAAATGGGCAAAATTTCTTGAGAAACATCAGAGAAGGTTCTGTGATGAACTCAAAGAACTGTTTTTAATGCACTTGTCATTCAAGGGTTTGAAGAAACAGTACGGTGTGGAAAAGGATATGATTACAATCAATATGGTTCCACCTTCCCACTACAAAGAGTCTCTGGAACAGGGATTTGTTGAA